GAACGTTCTCTGCGGGTTGATGGTCCTTTGGGGCCTGCCGATAGCCTGCTGCGAGCGTTCTTGAAGGCCGAGAAGTTGTCAGTTGCCAAGTTCCAGAAACCCAGGATGATCTTTCCGAGATCTCCCAGGTATAACTTGGTCCTGGCCTCTTGGTTGAAGCCGTTCGAACATTGGCTGTGGGGTTATCTCACAGCTGCTCGGCTCTTCAGGGGTTCGAATACCAGGGTTGTGGCCAAAGGTCTCTCCCCCCGCCAGCGCGCCAACTTGATAGTACGCAAGTTCAACAACTTCAAGCGGTGCGTTGTCTTTGAGGCTGACGCCAAGGCTTTCGAAGCCCACGTCTCCTCGGTCCAGATTTCGCTGGAGCACTCGGTCTATCTCGCAGCCTACGGGGGCTCGCGGGCTCTGGCTGGTGTGCTTTCACGCCAGGTTTTTCGTGGCGTGACACCAACGGGTCTGAAGTTTTCTCGTCTCGGCGGCCGCGCGAGTGGCGACTTCAACACGGGCATGGGTAACACCCTTATCATGCTCGCGGCGATTATCGGGTCCCTGGGAACCTATGGGGTCAAGTTTGACTGCCTGGTGGACGGTGATAATGCGTTAGTCTTCCTCGAGCAGGGTGACGTTGGGCGAGTTGTCGACAGCTTCAGTGAGTTGGTGCTGGCCCAGTCTGGGCATGAGCTGACGCTAGAAAAGCCAGTGGCGTACCTGGAGGGTGTCCGTTTCGGGCGCTCAGCTCCGGTTTTCCTTGGCCGTGGTTTGGGTTGGACCATGGTGAGGGAGCCGGAGTCGGTCTTGTCTTGTGCTCTCGCGAGTCATAGGCACCTTAGGGAGCCTTCGTTTGGCCGTCGCTGGTTGAACGGTGTGGCTCGTTGTGAGCTGAGCTTGGCCAGGGGTCTACCTGTTTTACAGGCTTGGGCCCTCCAGGTCCTCAGGACCACGACGACCTTGAAGAAGTTACCCGTCGACGAGTTTCGCGAGTACTTCGTTGTTGGCGCGTGGTTGGCGGGGGAGGAGGCGTGTCTCCCGGTAAGTGTCGAGTGTCGACTGTCCTTTGAGAGGGCCTTCGGCTGGTCACCGGAGGAGCAGTTGAGGTTCGAGGTGTCCGTTCCTGGTGTGGGCGCGTTATGGCCCACGTGTGACACCGAGTACCCCGATGCCCGATCGTGGACGTTGCATGAGCACCGTCTCACCGACGCTTACTGGGATGCCCACTTCTGATCACCTGGGTGGGTGTGACACCTGGGTGATGGTGTCAGTAACACTGATGCGCTAGCCGAATGAGCACCAGGGTGGCATGAGGGGAGCACCGTTATGTCCGGAGGGCCCGAGGGTTTTGCCTCCGACACCGCTGTCGGTTTTCAACGCGAACCTCTGGTACGTCACCCTGGTTCACCTGTGTTGGGTATAAGGCGAATGTATCGGTGGGCAGGTTCGATGAAAGCGTGGAGGGACTGTGATGGAGGACAGGCCCCGCTGGGATCAAACACCACTCCGGGTGGTGTGGCTAGTGTGGATTTCCGGAAGGGTGCGTTGTGTTCCCAGGAGTGTGTCTTGCGACCCACTTGTGGGGGCGGCCTCTGCTAAAGCAGGAGGGCCAGCTGCCTGGGTAGCTCGCACCATGTACGATGTTCCCGCTTGGCGCGGAACCCGCCTCTTAGCCTCCCAAAGCGCATGAGTTCCTTGCTACCGGCATCATCCCCAGGCCGAGCTACCGCCCGGCTCTGATCGCGGGGGGCACTCCCCTAGCCAGAAATAGTGCCTGTCCCACGTGTTCTCCCGTGCGTGGTGACTTGGGCGATCGGGGGCACTGGCCAGGGAAGGCCGTCAGCCGCGGGGCGGGGCGTGTGAAGGGTTCGGGGAGTTGGTGGAACCCATT